CGGTTGTTGTCTTTGCTTCCAACTAAAATTATACTCTTTGATTCGCTTGGGTTTTGCGTTCACGCCGGCTTGCGCCTACTGTAAGGTAGCTACACCCGGGTTTAACGTCCCCGAGACGTGTTTAATTTAAGTTATTTATTATTATATTTATCTACATTATTAATTTCTTAATTTTAATTTATATAATATTGATATCAATAAACCAGCTATGGCTACTATTGTCATGATCTCCGTAGGTAGCGTTATTCCTATGCTTACGTCTCCTAGTTTTATGTCTCTAAGTGTCCCTTTGGTTAATAAAGCAAAAAAGATTTTTTCTTCGATATGTCCTAATGGGTTCATTAATGTGCCTATTAGCCAGTAGCTTAGGTGAAATATTAACATTACCCCTTCTACAATTCCTTCTTTCCAGGTTTTACAGTAGCCTGTTGTCAATTTTAGTACTTGTCCCACTAATTTTGCTGCTGGATGACCTATTAATTCCATTTGTTCTAAAGCGGTTTCATAGCTTTCCTTATTAGTATTTAATGTTATTTCTGCTTGCCTCATTGGTGTTCTAATTATCTGATGCCAGGTTGCAATCTGGCCTACAACATGTCTTTGTGATTTGACCATTTCACAAATCATGTTTTCTAAAAACTTATCCCCTAGTACAAAGGCCGCTATATTTAGTGTAATTTTCTGTTTTGCAACCCCAATCCATCGCTTTTTTGTGGTTTGTCCAACCACTTCCCAGTGGTATTCTAAAAAATTTTCTGCAGTCACATTCATGTTAAAAACTTCCCTTTCTATGCGATTTAGTCCAGTTAAGTTTTTGCATGTTTCTATCCAACAAAGTTTGGACAAATCTGTGAGTGTTGGTTGAATCCACATACTTAAAGTTTTAATTGTTGTTTTTGTTTGCATTCTCAAAATTCTTGAAATGGGTCTAAACATCTCAGATGCTCTGCCACCTACCAGTTTTGTTGTAACCGCTCTAGCTATAGTTACATGCATTTCGGGGAGCATGACCATAACAATGGGAAATAGCCACAATTTAGTACCTATGAAGACTACGTCCCATAACCCCTTGAACTTGCTTATCATCAGTAGTTGATTGGCGATCATCCATTTGTTCATGACATCCGTGTCGTCTTTCTTGTGAATGCTATAAAGTGCCCAAATTGATCCTAAGATTATACCTATGTAGTTCAGTTTGTTTAATGCTGCTGCTAGACCTAAAATTGCCATGAATATTACCCCTGACTTGGTTGTGTTGTATTCCGGTTCTTCTACGTAACTTGTTACTGTTTCTATAAAGTCTCTTATGACACTGTTTACCTGTTCATTTTTCTCTCCTGTTTTTCCGTCGTGCCCTAAATAACTGTTGATGCTGTAGCTATTGTTATACCTTTCTTTTTCGAAGATTTTTCTAGCTAAGTTATAAGTCGTGTCATGCCCTCTACATAAATGGCATTCGTTGGTGTGATAATAGTCTTTTTTGTGCTTGTGTTGCCATTCGCTCCCGCAATTGTAGCAAACGTGTGTATGCACCTGTTCTTCTAATTCTGTATGTTCTAAAGCGTTTATCGGCAACATTCTGAACTTGTGTGCTAGTTGCTGGTAAGGCTCTATTACACTTGCTTCTATGTATTTTTGGCTGGTCCACATGTACATTTCCTTGTGATTCCATATTAGCCCTTTCTGTTTGGTCCAAGCCAATTCTTTGTATTGGAACACTGTTCGTTGTCCTTTGGATTCGTAGTTGCTATCTGTAGTTATTATGATGTCTGCCCTCAAATTTCTAGTGGTTTTCCCGAAGGCTGATACAATTTTCCCTTCCCCTACATCGTAATTTTTTGTTCTATAAAAGGGTGCCCTATAATAAACTGTTTTTATTTTAATTTTTTTTGCGAGTTTACTTAAGATTTCGTCTAATATAATCTGCTTTTGCATGTTCAGTTTTGTGGGTTCATACATCTCCTGTTCTTCACTACTATATTTTTCTAGTGTCTTGCTGCTAATTCCGTAGACGGGTGGTATATATATGTTTTTAAGTTGAGGGATATCACTGCTAGCTGGGTCGTGATCATTCGCTAATGTTAACAATATTGAAGATAGTTCACCACTAAATTTTAATACCATTTTGCCAGTTTTGTTTCCTCTATTCACGGTTTTTATTATTTGTTCAGTCAGATAACATTTTTTTGCTATTGGTATTATTTTCACTTCATTTGCTATTGCACCTAATTTCTCTCTAGTAATTTTCTGCAACTTACTTACCAATTTTGGCTTGTGAAATTCACCTAATTTGACTAACTCCTGAGTGAAACATATGCTTGGGTTTTTGCATGCTTGCCCGCTGGCTGATCCTTGACCTTGGGCTATTATGTATGTTTCTGATGATGCTCCCGATAACACTAACTTAACTATGTCTACTCTGTACGATATGTCCATCAGTTGTTGTATGTGTTTTGTGTTTGTTGTTGAAGTAATTTTTACCACCATTGTCTTATACCTACCTTCTTGTTTTTTTATTTCTAGTAACTTTCCAATGCAAGCACTGGTTAATGGATAGGCGTCACAAATAATAAGATTGTGTGTTTTTACAATTTTGTAGGTTTCCAGGTCTATATCTTCTAGTTTGCTGTTGACTACGTCTTTGGACTGCACTGCACTGGGGTTTACCACTGTTCCTCTTATAACTTCAAGGTTCCTTCCATAGCCTCCTACCAGCAAAGCTGGTCTTCTATGCATCCCGTATTCCTGGTACAGTATATGTTGTATGATCTGCAACTTGATGTTACCTCTATTGGTGTCTCCTGTACTTTTTTCTTCTATCTCAAATGTTTTTGTGTTCAACCTCAACCCGTAGTTGGGCACATCTAATTTCTGGTGACAGTGATGTGTGTTAGTATCGCTATTGTTAGATTTGATTGTCATTTTATAATATCCTGTTGAACCCTGATTGTATTCATATTGTATATTCCCTGTAACTTTATGAGTGTTTCCTAAAAAGAATTCTTTAATTTGAGTTAAGTAACTTCCTTTAGGGTTTTTGATTTCAATATCGTATTTTTCAACTACTCTGTCTATAGAAGTAACATGTGGTAATTCTACTCTGACTCCTAATTCTTGTAAGTTAAAATCTTGAGTGCTTGCCCTGAACTTATATGCTAGCGAGGGTACCATTGACAAGTATTGAGGGTAAGGTACTAGATAAGGTCTATGTTTCAAATATTCTTCAGCGGAACCATGTCTAAATATGTGAGATGACACTAAGCTATATAAAGTTTTGACTATGCTTAGTTGTACCATGTTTGTTGTGTATATTGTTTTGGGAATGTCTTCATTTAAGTTATACTGCTTTTGACTATTGACTACATTCTTATAATGTATTACGTTTTGTTTTTTCAAATATTCCTTGTTTTCTATTTCAAATTCTGATAGTTTATTTGCTGAGACTTGGTATGCGTTATTGAGAGCACTAATTATAGAGCAAGCACTCCAATCTTGTTCTTTTTGTATGAGTTGTTCTAATTGCAGTCTTTCCCTGACCATGAATCTATTTCCCCACTTTCTTATGTCTGATGGTGCTCCTCCTATCAAGGATAGTAAACCACAACAAATCGTTCTTACTCCTGGTATATGTGGGTATAGTAAGAGGTATGAGGTTGCCTTCGCAGCTTGTATTTCTAATCCCCTAGATTTCCATGCTTCCAATTTTTCCCTGTTTCCCAGTGCACTATCTACTAAGTCTGCTGAAGTCTCGGCTTTAGTGGTATACACTAATTTTCCTAAAATTTCTGACAAAGGTCTGGTGGGCATGTAATTTCTTTTGCCTCTAACACTAACTTTTTTATATGTATGCGACAAATAGTCTATCTCTTCGAAATCTTTATGTATCTTGAATCCCTCTTCATTCCCGCTCCTTATGAGTATGTTGTATTCTTTCATCACTTTATTGGCGGCCTCGACGAGCTTAATTAAATTTAGATTCGTGCTGTCACACATATGTACATTGTCATCTCCATCTACAAAGTGTTCTATTATTTCTGAGTGGTCTTGCAAATAAACTGGCCCGCTGTCAAAGAATTCTTTTAATCTTACTTCTTCTCTTGATCTTTCCAGCAACGCTTCGGACCAGGCTATCTGCTCAATGCACGCGTGTATCAGTGTGTTACCTATAGAAGTAAGAACGTCCCCTGATTGTCTTTGTCCTGCGGTGCTATACACTAAACCTAACTTGGTAAAAGTTATTGGAAAAGTTACGTGTTCGTATCTTGTGTCGATTGCTTTATGTAAGCTGATATCTAACACACTTTTTAATATTTCTCTTTCAGCGTACATATGTCCCGGTCCTAAACTATGATCCCATCTTGATGCATCGCCCGTGATACCTACTACATTGTTTTGTCTGTTAAGTCTATCCCATGATTGTCTCAACAAGTTTCCTATCTGAAAAAGTGGAGTTCCTGCGGTTGTAAACTTGTAGGTTTTTTCTTTAGCATGCTCTTCTAAAAATCCTGAAAATAACCAGAGGTCAACTAATCTACCATATCCTGCGTTATACTGAATCAATCTCGGTTGTGGGTCACACAAAACTGGGTCAAAGTCTACTATAAGTCCATTTTCTGATCTTTTCGAAACTTTAGATTCTACTTTATGGTGGCAAGTTACATAATATTCTGACACGTCCTCTCCGTTTTTTAACTGTTCTATAATTCTCTCGCAAATGCTCCTGGTTTCTGGTTGGTCGTAGAGATCTCCCATAGTTCCAACCGGATCTAACATTCCAGTGGCCCCCTGTCTGTTAACTTTATATCCCAATTCTTCCCAGCTACACATGCTAAATCTATTCTTCGTTTTCATTATGAAATTTTTCCCCACATCTATTAATTTAGCTATCAATTCGTCTCTTAAAGCTATGTTCTTGCTGTCTAACCGATCCCTAATAGCTCCTAATACCTTGCTAGTGTCTTTTGAAACCTGAACTACTGGAGTGTTAAATTCATTTACATGGTAACTATCTTTTAAAAATTTTTTAATTAATGAAGAAGTTTGTGTTTTGTTTATCTTATTTTTTTCTTCTATTGTTCCTGTAGCCAGTACCAGTTGGTTTTCTAGAATACCTCCTCCAAACGGTTTCTTAAAGTCTAAATTGAACTCTAATTTCCCTAACTTTCTACTTGCTTTTATAAATTTTTTGTCTGATAATATACTAGCTAGTCTATGACATCTGTGGTTTATCTTAAATATATTGTTTACTTGTAAGTATAGGTCTTCATATCTAGCTACTGTTAAATTTTGTTTGAGTTTACTTACATGATGGAAGCTTTTAAAAAATGGTGGGTGTTCTAAATTTAAAGATTCTCTTCTTAATTTAATATTCTTTACTCTGTCTTTAAGTGTTTTATTTAAACTTTGGCCATTTAGGGTTCTAAAACTGTGATATAGTCCTTCTTCTGTTTGGTTTAATTTTTGTTTCAATTCGCAAAAGAAATACAATTTACTATTATCTGTATGAGGCATTATATGTATTTTGAACCCAGCAAACCCGTCTATGATCTTAACGAGGTTGTCAATTTGAAGTGGATTATAAGATAAAATAAGTGTTCCTTTATGTTTAACGCAATTGTATCCTTTGAGGCAATATTCGGGGTCTATTTGTCCTTCACAATATTTGATTCCATCTACTGTGTCAACTATTACTATATCGTATTTTCCCTCTATTTTTTCTAGTTTCCTTAGTTCAGTGGTTTTTTCAAATTCTAATGCTCCAGAGTATAAAGGCCACTTGTCGTCTGCTTTTTGATAATAACTACACTCACATTTGTCTGTTTGACTGAGAATGTACTGTAACGTTCCTCCTCTACCTGGAGTCATATCTAATATAGTCAATCCAGTTCTTTTATTTGTCGTATCTTTATGTTTCATAGTAAGCAGTTCACTGTGTTTGTCTATGTGGCTCATAGTTTTGTATCCTCCTAGCACTAAGCCTCCTTTAGAATCTCTGATGTCTCTACCTTCCCTACTTTTTAGTGGTGTCAGGTGTTTGAGTAGTGTTAACCTGTAATGTAATTCTTCTGGTTGTATGTTTTTGTAGAACTGCACACCAACATTGTCTCTTGTCACGTACTGGTCTGCCGGTTTTTCAATTTCTCTCCCTACGCCTGACACATGCATGTTTATAGTCTGATGATCCTGATCGGTGGTTTTGTTTACCATTTCTTCATAATGGTCTATCATGTGTTCAATATATTTTATGTTCCTCTCGTTCTTTAATTTTGGCTTGCTAAACAAATCTGTTATCATACCCATTACACCCACTAGACTTTGATTGTCCATATCTTCATCTATTTCTTCTTTTTTATTTAAAATTAGATCGTATGTCAGCACAGCTAGTTTGTCCTGTATTTCCTCTTCTTTCAATTTTTCTATTCTAGAATATATCAATTCTTCAGGGTATTGTTGTTGTTTACATACTCTACTCAGTACCCTCTTTATCATTGTTATCGCTTTGTTTATTATATTGAACATTCCTTGCTTTAAGCTACTCATTGACTGAGAACCGTCTGTTTTAAATTTTCCTACTAAATAGCGTACTACTTCTACTATGAACGGTAAAAGCCCCGCTGGCCCATCTCTACTAACTCTTATAAATTTATCAATATATGTTTCATCTTGTTCGGACTCTCTTATGATACTGTAGCCAAATGTGTAAACGAAATTTATTGGGTTTAATGCGTGTGATAGTGTTATAAGCCCATTCAGTATGAATTCATCTGATATATCTAAATCCATTTCAGCTACTGCTTTGTCTCCTCCTCCTTTGGATCCTAATATCCAACCTAAAGCTTTTGCAATACTTGACCCTTTCTTTGCTTGTTGTTGCAAAGTAAATATCATATAAGCCATGGCTGCACAGGCTACCATCTGGGTTGGTCCCAATTTGTAAACCCCTAACATTAGTGTTCCCAGTTTCACTGCTGAATTTAGTGTAATTCCTTTGTGATCTTTAAAGGCTACTAACATGGTTGTAACCATTGACACCGCGTCTGTTTGAGCTAACTCGGTAAATATAAAAAAGGGACCACTTGTTGTAGTGGGTGCTGTCAACATTCCTGCCTGTGTTAGAGCATGTGTAGCTGCTGTCTTTGCTGCATTGTAGTTTTCAGATGTAAATGCTGTTAGTGCTAACCATACTGCCGTGGTTATGTTTACTGAGTTACTTGCTGTTACTATATATTTAGATACTATCACGCTTGTCAGTATCGTACCAGTCAGCACGGGCATTATTGCTCCCGCTAATGATGCGCTAGCGTGTATTGAGGTCAAAGCCCCAAAGGCCAGTGCCACCCCCGCGGCCCAACTGACATGCGTTGCTGCTATGGGCACAAATAACGATGTAAGTACGGACATTATTGCTGGGTGTCCTATCTGCCAGTTTATGTTCCCTATCAGCCCTTCCAGATACATGATTACAGGATAAGACTGTTGATTATTCTTCTCGTCTAAATATTTTTTAATAAATGCTTTAAAGTATGGTACCCTTTTGCCTAAATCTATAAGGTATGCTTTTATCCTAGCCATTTTATTTTTTCCGAATGTTTTTTGTACTTTAACCCCGTTTAGATCTTTACTTCTATCTGCTTCACTAATGGGTTTGCAAAACAAATTACACGTTGTTTTAGTAGTTATGTCCCTCCCATTTAGTTGGTTCACTATGGCGGTCGAAGCTGTTAACGGTTTTCTTCTTTTTAACGTCTGGTAAGTAGATCCTGCTTTATATGGTTTAATGAAATATCTACACCTATGAATAATGTCTTGGGTCTGTACTTCTCCTGTGTTAATCAATCCTAAGTAATGGGGATCCCAATGATATATATTGTCTGCGTCTTTCTCTTTGTACCCTAGGAAAAATGTGTGACTAGCTCCTCCTAAGAATTCATTGAACTGTTTAGCGTTATATCTTTGTGTAATCATACTGCAACCATTCTTGCTTATCCACATAACTGTAGCAGCCCCTACTGCTGTTCCTACAGTTGCTGTTAACACTGCGTCGTGCATACTTAAACTTTGTTCGTTAAGTTCTTCCATGCATGGAAACTTTTCTATTACGTCTCTTATTGTTCTATGTGTCATGTTTTCATTACTGCATCTAGATATCCCATGTCCGCTTCCTCCCATCCATGTTACTATAGTATTTCTAGTTCCCAGGTCCATGTTTGCTTTCAAAGCAGATTGCGCTTGCTCTACTGTGTATCGTTTATTGTTGTACGTCTCCAATAGTTGTCCTACTGCTTGATTTTTAGATTCATACCCCCCTTCAGCAAATATCTGGGTTGCAGACATAGCGGTAACAAAGGTCTTATCGTATTCAGTGTTTGCAGGGGTCTCTAGTTGGTACCAAGTGCCTTCTGCATGTGCAACTCTAGCTAGCCTTCCAGACATTTGTATTGCAGTGCCTTTGTTGATTGCAATTCTTGTTAATTGTTTAACGCCATCATGTATTCTAGGTTTTATTGTGTATCCGTCTGAAATTCCTCTACAGCAATACTTTAAGGTCACCCCTGAACATATGGCATCCGTGGCTACCCACACTACATCTTCCCTGACCGCGTCAACTTCCTGAAGAGGTTTACCGCTATGCACTACTACTGTATTGGTGGATAATCTTTTTGCTACTCTTTCACACCCTTTTCTTGTGCTACAAAAAATTAAAGTTCCTGGTTTATCTAACTCATTGAAAAGATCTTTTGACAGTTTAATTCCATCATACAGTTCTTTGCCTTTATCGTCAGTTTTGACTTTCCTAACTGTGATTCTACTATCATAGTCTGCCATGATAGTCGCAGTTGCGCTAACGTAAACTGCTTGATTCCAATGTTTTTGTTTGGCTATTACTACATTGTGGTCTTCGGTATGCACTTCGTCTAGTATGCAGATGTCAGGTTGAATTTGTGATTGCAATAATTTCCCATATGTTCCATATACTACCTTGACAGACGAGTTAACTCCATTACTCCTGGCTACGTCTTTCATGCTTAATTCGTAGTTGATCAATCCATCTTTGTTTACATCTGTCACTACATATTGGTATACTCCTTCTATCGATCTAAGTGGGTTCATAACGTATATAGTTTTCTTTTGTTTTCTACGTTGATATTCCATGGCTAATTGGTGCACAAATTTGGTTGATTTCCCTGATCCTGTAGGTGCATCTATCACGATTTCGGTTTCTCCTGCTAAAATTTTGTCTATATGTGTTTTCCATGAGTAACTGCGATCTTTAACGTTGGTTACCAAAGGTATCAGCGTTCCTACGTTGTCGTTGTAGTAGACTCCTCTGTATACTCCCACTGGTTTCCCCGTTGTTAAATTTACTATAGGCAAACCTGACCAGCCTGAAAAATTGCAATGGTCCCATCTTGTTAGAATCTGAGTGTTGTTATGTTCACAGGCTACCACTCTTGCAAAGTACGTTTGGTTTCCTTCTTCTATGAATTTCTCTAGTAATATGTATGTTCCTAGTTCTGGGTTTGGTACGTAATACAATTTGGAGTCCTCAACTGGGTCTAGTTTGTATGGCTTACCATAGCATGCTATGTCTTGGTCTTGTGAGCTTGACGTTAGCGATATAATGCAATTGTCCAGAGGATTATAAATTTTCCTACCTTTTGTAACGTGGTAACATGTATACATCCCTTCCCCATAGTTGAACCCAAATCCTGTGTCTCCTATACCTGTCAGTTTAAAGATGGCTATTCCAGTAGGATTTAGCCCTTCCTTATCTACCAATCCAAGTGTTGCTTTGATTGTGTCCATAATAGGATACTCATAGATTTTCCCTTTTACCATGTCTCCCTTAGTAAAATGAGACAAGCTAGTTATCACAGAGTTAACGTTGCCATCTAAAGGAGCGTTACTAACTTCTTCACTACAGTTTTCCAGCCCTAAGGTATCTACTATAATACGTGTAGAATCTTTAACTAAGCAATCTTCGTCTAATTTTTCTTTGGTTTGTTGAGAATGTTCTTGTAACCTGTAAGTCACTCCATTTATTTGTTTTTCTCTAAATTCTTCAGTGCCCGTACCTATGTTGCTGTATAAATCTTTATTCATCTCTAATGTCTGAGTACTAATGTTTTTCATTTTGTTTTCTTCCGTTATTTCCCCAAATTCTAATTTAGAATTTTCTATTAGATTCCACAATATAGGCTCCATTAAGCATTTTAAAGGGTTATATCCTTTAGCACAAGATATTAAGTTTAATAAGGTTATAATAGTGTATCCCTGACTTTGCTCGTAAATCCCTGTAATGGCCATTATAAATATTATTTCTGTGACCTCGCATATTCCATATAATCTACATAAAAAGACTAACAAATAAGATTTATGTGTTAGCATGTAAGCCTCAATCAAATACTGTATTACTAAAGTGTTGTTAATATTTTTAAAAATACTCCTTTTTGTAGGTATAGTTATGGTATGGTATATTGTAAGTGCTATACAGAAAGCGAACAAGGCCCAACTAAGGTCTTGTGTTACACTACTCCCGTTTTTGAAAAATGAATCCAAGTCAAATTTTAAAGCCCTCTGTCTATCTATTGCAAATGGTTCTCCTAAAACTACTCTACCTTTAACTTTTTTATACCTATTACTACAGTTGTGTGATGTGTATTTTTCTGTACTAGCTTCTACAACATGGGTGATTTCGTCTTTAATAATACATCTGGTTGCATACCATATTGGTTTACTCTTTAAAGTTGATAATATATATATGTCTTTAAACCAATCTTCTATCATTCCTATTTCTTCAGTATATTTGCATGCTTCTCCTATACATTTCCTTGTGTTGTTCTTTCCATATGTAGTTCCCATATCATTTAAAATTTTACTATATCTAATACAATATTGTTCTGCCTGTTTTTCTTCTTCTTCTGTGCATGTTTTTGTTTGATAACCCTCAATATACGGTGCTATGGGTTCCACAATACCTTCATTTCCCATGCCTATTGAATATCTTCCTATTACTGATGCTTCCCCATGTGTTCCTGGTAGCTGAATTAGGTTTATAATAACACCCCAAAAGGGACCCATGGTTAAAGTTAGACTCAGAAATACCAACAGTGTCTCTATGTGAAAGGTAATTGCGCTATTTAACGATACTGGCTTTGAAATAGGTTTCCCTTTGTAATTAGCTGTTCCGGTACATAAATTGTCTCCTGTCCACATTTCTAGTACTTGTCCATGTGAGCAAAGTTTGGGTAACCATATTTCTCTATCTTTGAGATCTTCAAACCTTTCTACACCAGTAACCCAACTTTCTACGCTGTCTGTATACCTGCAAGACTGTTTTTTACAAGAGTCCACTCCACTATAATTAGTGTGCGGTGTCATAGAGATAATTTGTTTTTTATTCAACCAAGTTTTAAGGTTATTACATCGATTATATATATATTGTCCTTCATTACTGTTACAATGTCTTGATGTATACTCGTATTTTTGTAATGCATATACTAATTTTTGTTCATGTAACCAGATGTTAACCATCCTATTCGTAACAGTGCTACCTACTTGGACTGTGTAACTTTCTGCGCTAGCTATGCTTATAAACCTAGCCGCTAACAGTATTAGTGCTATGTAACTTATCACGGGGTTCGGTATGAACATAATCAGAGCTACTGTTAAGTATGCTGTCAATTCTAGAGTCTGCAAAGTGTTTACGTTAGAAATTTTAAAAGATATTCCTAGACTATCTGCGTAATAGCTTGCTGTTTCACTTAGACCTCTTTTTCCTAATATTTCAGTAAATTGTTTTTTATCTTTGATGGTTATAGTCAGCTCCTTGATTCCGTTAGAACATCTGGCCTGAAGTTTAGTTGTGCAACCTCCTGTGATACTTGTTGCCAAAATTTTCCTACTTCCATGTACGTTTTCACTAATATCCTCAATACAGAATTCATTAGTTGTTGTGGACACTTCCAGTACGCATTTTAGGTCTTCGCTGAAAGTAATGTAAAATTCTCCTAAAGGTTCTGGCCTTGATGCTTTAATTGTGAGATCCTTAACCATCTCTAACGTGCACATTAGTCCTTCTAGCAATATCCCGCTTACCTTATAATTTACTGTGAATTTGAATTTTCTACTCAACGTGGGTACGTATTGATCGCTACTTAAAGATGATAGTAAGCTCGTAGGTTCGTCTACACAACAACTTGATATCAGTTTCTGTCTCCAGTAAAGCTTGTCCACGTCGTGTTTAGGATGTTTGAGAAGCACACTATCTGGCAAACCAAAGCCTTCTAGCACATCAAATTGCACTCCTTTTTTGTCGTTAAATGTGTGCCTTGTGTTTCCTAAAAATGTAACTGCCATGGACATTTCGTCACTCACTTTAACAAACGCTCCTGGTTCTGCTAAGTAATGTAGTCTGTTCTCCATAGTTACTACAGGGTAAACGGTAGCCCTAGTAATATTCACCAGTGTTTCTTCCTTCCACCAATATCCACAATGCAACCAAGGTGTTAGGGTGCATCCACATTTTTCTACTGAATCTATATAACCTTGTCCTTCACTTAATCTCAAGAAAAGTCCTTTTTCTTTACCTTCTTCAAACCCTAGACACTGGTGTATTTGCCAAGGGCACAATATGTCTATGCATTTTTCCCCTTCGTCATCTAATGGCGCTTCTACACTATCGTGCACGTCTTCATAAATGTTATATGTGAATTTAATATATTCTGTTTTGTTGGTTTTTGTCACTTTATAACATCTGTGGATTGTCTCATTCTTTGTTGCTGTAAACCTATCTTGAAAAATGGTCGTGTCTATGCTGTTATTTCGACTATAAGTTTTTGCTGTTAATGCAAATTCAGAGAACTCTGAACATTCTAGTGATTGTATGTTTGTAATATATTGTGCTATTATTAGTAATATAAACATTCTGTAATCGCCCCTTATAATGTAAGTTAAACATATTATTATTAAAATGGGATACAATATAAAAAATGACACAGTCAATACTGTGCACTCTGCCACAGTATAAAATATTAAACAGGGTGCCATTAAGGCTAATCGCAGCCAACCAAGCCAGTCTAAAAACGTTAGATAGGCCTGTTCTAGAGGAATATAAGGTAAATTGTCTAAATATGTTCCCCCTTCTGTGCAGTCTATTTCTTCTAACCGTGAGTTGAACCATATTTCTTTCCCTAGCAACCAACAATAGAGCATTTTATGTCTTCCCTTAATTTTGTCTACGTGTTGTTTTATGTTAATACTGCTACAGTCACCTCCATACAATGAAGGTATCACTTGTCCTACGCATGTTTTCTTTGTCAGTTCTAAGTCGGACACTATTTTCCCTTTTCTATGTTCTAACTTTGCAGTGGCACTTACTATCATCATAGTTAAAATGGATACTATAAATAACAATGAGTAAATTTTAATTTGTTTCAAAATGGGTGATGTTTTTTCGAATCGCCAAGAAAAGTCCTTTACCTTTTTGCTAGTTCTAGTGGGTGTTCCTGCCAAAAGTAAGTAAAAGTGCCCGTTTCCATGTATCCTGCCACATTGTATTCCCCCTTCAATAATTTTCCCAGAGCAATCTTTTCTTACATGATAAAGGTTTTCGTCAACTTCAAGACCATAATAATAGTTTCCTACCCCATCTCTATGTGTTATTGTTTCCTTGTTTATTTGTGGTAAGTTTTGCAAAGGCAATTCTCTCTTTGTGACAGGGTCTCTAATTTGACAATCATGTTGCATTCCCAACGGCAAGCTGCTTGTGTGCCTCACCCTAGCTTCGTATGGTCCCCATTTCACCCATTTGGTGTAACCTTGTAGAGATGTATATTCAGCCAACTTGTGACATTGACAATGATAACCGTGGTAATATCTATGTATTTTATGACCCGTTCTCAATCTTATGTATTCTTCCAATTTCTCCATTTTAACATAAATGTTGTTACATGTTTTCTTTAAATGGCAATAGCAAGCATCTTTCCTGTTCTCTAATATTTTTCTATTATGGGTTATGTGATGGGTTATGTCCATGGTCAAATAATAGGGTTTCTTTCCCAGTGTTATGGTGTCTTCTATTTCCTTGGCCCTTATTGATAATCCATCACTGTTCGCTTGTTCGTTAGCCGTGGGGTATGTTATGTTGGTGCCCAACGGCAGGTATCTCTTCAAGCCTCGATGTTTTTTTATCAAATTCATTACGAGTTTTTTGTTTTGTTCCTCTCCTGGTAATCTACTCGTGTATAGTCCATCATCCATCAGAACAGGTTTTTTATTGATTTCTTCCGGTTTCCTATTAGCATAGATAGTTATTCCAGAAAATCGCAAGTCTATAATCATATAATCTGTTATATCTAAATTTATGCTTTTAAATAGTTTCTTCAGTTTTTTGGTAGGCTGGCCGGACATATCTGTTGGTATTGCTGTGATCTGGTGTTTTATTTGTGACCTGTGTTTAACGGCGACACCCATGCTAGGTGTTCCATCTTGTTCTATCACAATCATGTTGTTTCCACTGTAAAGCTTGCTAAGTTTGTACCTTTTATTTTCTCTGGCTTGTGTATTGGCATTTTGCTTTTTCGTGGCTGACGTTCTAATTGGTACTTCTTTTTCGGCCTCTTCCCTTTTAGTTGTGACTTTGTTTTGTCTCTTCTTTTCCTTAGAAAAATTTTGTAAGTACTTGGGTCTCTTTCCACCTAGCACAATCCAATTGGCTATTTCTTGCACCTCTTTTTCTGCTTCTTTCGTGGCTTGGGCTTTTACTATCTTACCTTTGACCAATTTAGTTATCTTGGTCAGTTTTCCTCCTTTGGGTTTGACAAGCGATATTCCTTCTCTTGTTACTATCTTTCTGGGAATAACTTGTTCTTTCTTCTTAATAGCCGCCTTAGATGCTTTAACGACTTTAAATCTATCTTTGGCTGGAACCCACCAAAATGGTTTTTCTTCTTCTTTGGGTTCAGCTTCGAGTGTAGGACTAGTAATGTAATGCTCGTGCTCTCTTATCAGAGTTATTGTCCTTGCTCCTTTTCCTATTTCATGGGTCCACCCGTCGCACTTCAGGATCAACTTGGTTTTTAGCATTTCTGCTAACACGACTGGGATGTAATCCACTAATGGGCTGTCATAAGCCCCTTCATAAAGATATTTGTTCAACTGGTTGTTGAAAGGGGTCTCACCCCCTGCAGCTGCAACCTTGGCCATTGGGTCTTCGTTAATGGAGGCCTTCAGTCTAGCTATGAACTGCGCCTTGGTTACATGCTGGTTTAAATAGCGCTTGGTCTTAGCGCTCTTCAGAACAGTGTCCACTAGGCAATGCCCATGGAACCCTTCTTTAGCGAATCTTCTCTCTCCGAGACTTTCGCCGGTTGTTGCGTTGACTTGCGTCGACATTTCTCTCCGTAGATTTCTTTGCTTTGTATCAAATACAAACAAA